TCATGATGGTTCGGTTGGGTCGAGCGCCCCGATCTCATAGGCCTCGAAGGCGATGACCGCCTCGCCGAGCCAATCGTTGATTTGCAAAAACCGGTCCTGTAATGGCCTGACCTCATTGCGGGCAAACACCTTTGCCGCGTCTGAAATGCTGCCGAACCCACTACTGTTGGTCGGTACGATGCCAATCAGGTTCGGTGGCACACGGCAGGCGGCGAGTTGGTCGTCGCGCGACACCGCCTTGATGTTGAAAAATTCGTCTTTGGCGGCAACTTCGGAAATCGGCAGCAACTTGATGCCGTCCGGTTTGCCATTGGGCGCGTACAACAGCAAATTGCGGAAATTCCCCGGTCCTTTCGACAATTTCAATTGCTCCTGCAAGGTGTCAATATCCGCCTCATTGATATTTGCATCTGTCAAATACATGATATAGCCTGCGTGCGAGCCATTGCGGTAATAGCGCAGACGGAATTTGGTTGCAGCCTCATTGAGTAATGCCGACTGGATGGCGGGCAACCATTCCGGCACACCGTAAATTTCCTGATTCACATCCGGCTCGAATAAATGAAAAATTGAGCCTTTGGGGAAATCGTGAATGGCGTAGCCGCTGAAAAAATTAAGGTCGCGGATGATAAATCGGTAACGGTTATCGCGGCTGCGGCGAGTAAACTTTGCCGGGGAATGGCGCAAAGCCAATAATTTGCCGCTGCGCGCATACGAGCGCTCAAGATAGGCATTGCCAAACCACAAATAATCCATGATGAGTTTTGAAAATTCCTGTCGTGGCAATAATTCGTGTGGCTGGTAGCAACTGGTGAGGATGTTGGCCTTTGCCTGCAAGGCGCTGCGGATATAGAGCAGTGAATAATAATATTTGGCGTGCGCATCTATAGAATACGGCAATTCGTAATATTCACCATTAAAGGCACATTCAAGATACTGTAACAGCATCGCGCCGGTTACTTCGATTTCCTCGCCCGCCCATTGAAACGAAAACATCCGCTGCTTATCCGTAGACGCGGCTATTTTTTTACCTTTGAACATCAAATACTCCGAAAATTAAAAAATACGGGCAAAACCACGTTTGCCGGAAAAACCCGCCGTCGCAATCTCGCCGAGCGGGTCATTGATAAGCGCGTGCATCGTTGCCCATGCCAAATCCGCATGACCGGTGGTCGCGGTGCGGCTTGCCTTGTAAGTAACCTGCCGCCCGCTGCCTGTCTGCGCTTGGTGGATGGTCAAAAAGGCATGGGCAATATCTGTCCACCCCGCGTCCCATTGCAGACGACCGTGGTGGATGAGCTGCTTCGCTTTCAGCACCATTTCGTTTTTGGCCTCAACGGTGTAAATGATTTTCTTGGCGCGCGGATAAAACTGGCGCACCAAGTCATAAACTGCCTGCCCAATACCGGTGGCATCAATAGCAATATTGGCCACGTTATAAATGCTGCAAAATTCGCGAATCTTTTGCGCTTGCCCGTCAAAATCCAGACCGTTGAAACTCTGCTTATCCACAATGCGGAAAACCCCGCCCTCAACCCGTGGCGGTGCGATAACCACCAAAGAGGCATCATCCTGCGAGCGGCTGGGGTCGTAACCAATCCACACCGGCGCGTCATCGAGCGGGCGCGCGGCGAGCGGGGTGTAGTCCTTCCACAGCGTCCACGCATCAACCATGCAGCGCTGCAATTCCGCCATTTTGAAAATACTGTCCGTGTCATTGACGAATTGGCACATGAGCAAGTTTTCAAACTGCCCCGGCGGGAATTTAATCCGCAGTTTTTCCATCGTTACCCGATCGAAGCCGCTGTTAATGGCGTCCTCAATGGTAATTACTTGGCGGAAATAGCCATCCTCGCATAACCGCCCATCCTTGAGTGTCTTATGCGACACGTCCAAATCAATGTGTTCGGCTTTGGGGCGGCCTTTGTTGAATTCTGCTCCCGTCCATAACGGATAGGCCTCATGAGTAACGGTCGAGGGTGTAGAAAAATAAGTAATACGGCGGTCATCATGAACCGTCATCCCGGAAGCGACGTGTTGGATTTTCTTGAATTGTGGAATCCAGAAATATTCGTCAATGTACAAATCGCCGGAATACGATTGCGCTGTATTGGAGTTGGTACCGAGAAAATACAGGGTGGTGCTGGGCGATAACTTGATATGCTCACCCTTGAGCTGCACCCCTAATACCTCATCAACAAATGCAATAATATTGCTGCGGAAAATATGCGCCTGACTCTTGGACGCAGAAATAAAAATTTGATTTTTGCCCGTTTCCAGCGCGGTCAATAACGCTTCCTGCGCGAAATAATACGTTGCGCCAATTTGGCGGCTTTTGACGTATTGCCGCATCTCATACTGTTTCGAGTGCTCGTACCACGCCATTTGATGCGGATACATCCGCTCCCGAAACGCTCGCTTTAATTCAGCAACCATATCGGCATCAATCTTGCCAGAATTGCCACGCTCCTTCGCCTTTCGCCGTTTCCCCTCATTGCGGTTGCGCACATTGGGATTCAGGTCTGCCTCATTGCCGCCGTCCTGATAACGACCAATCCGTGCCGTCCGTTCGAGGATTTTGGCGAGTTTGTCCATTTCGTTGTAGTCCTTGTCGGATTTGTCATCTTTGGCGACGAGGACGGCGAGGCGCACGTCGATTTGCTCCTCAATACGGCGAGCGATGGGCGCCCTGTCCCACCCTTCGCGGGTTTTCCACGAGCGCACGGTGGTATCGGGGATACCCATTAGACGGGCGATTTCCGCACAAGTAAAACCCCGCCAGAATAAAAGGCGGGCATTTTTTTCAGGGGATAAATCAGGATGAAGCAAAGTAGTCATGCCGCGCATGATGGACAGGCGCGCACGCGGGCAAAAGAGCATTATTTCCACAATCCCGCATTGTGGAAACGCGCCGATTGAGTGCAGGAGCAAAGGCGACAACAATCGTGCCACCGAATCACCTGACCCGGAGAAAAAGTGAAATACCACATTGTCGCCACCGAAGGCGCAACCATTGACGGCCGCCACATCAACGGCGAACAGCTCGAACAAATGGCGAAGAATTACGACCCCGCCAAATACGGCGCGCGCATTTGGCTGGAGCATATCCGTGGCCTGTATGCCGACAGCGCTTTCCCGGCATTGGGCGACGTTACCGCCCTCAAAACCGAAAAAAACAGGGACGGCAAAACCGTCCTGCTCGCCGCGATTAACCCGACCCCCGAACTGGTGAAAATCAATCAGGCGGGGCAAAAGGTTTACACCTCGATTGAAATCAATCCGAGATTTGCCGATACCGGCGAAGCATATCTTGTCGGATTGGCTGTAACCGACAGTCCGGCCAGCACCGGCACCAGCCGCCTTTCCTTCAGCGCCATCCAAAAAGAGCCGGAACATTTGTTTTCCGATTATGTTCAGGCCGATTTGAGCGACGAGGAAAAACCGTCGCCCAGCATCATGGACAAAATCAGGGCGATATTTTCCAAACAGGAAGACGCGGAGAAAGACAACGGCAAACGGTTCGCCGGAATTGAAGAAGCCATTACCACCGTCGCCAATGAATACAGCGCGGGCAAACAAATATTGCAGGGCGAGATTGATGCGCTGCAAAGCCAATTTGCCGGGCTGCAAAAACAATTCGACGAATTAAAACAGGCAATGGATACAACCCCGGCCAATCCGCCCGAACCGGCGCAATTATTTGCTGCCCCGCGTCCCATTGCCAATGGCATGACCGACATCCAAACCGATTGCTAAGGACTACCAATGCACAAGCAAACCCGCGAACATTTCAACAAATTCCTGGACCGCATCGCAGAATTAAACCATGTTGCCGATGCCACACAGAAATTCAACGTCGAACCATCCGTTGAACAAAAATTGCTGGAAAAAATTCAGCAATCCAGCCCATTCCTGTCGCTGATTAACCACATTACCGTTGACCAACAAGAAGGCGAAAAAGTCTTCATTGGCGTCAATAGCACCATCGCCGGGCGTACCGATACCAGCGGTAATGCTGAACGACAAACACGCGACGTCAAAACATTGTCCAATGACAAATACCGTTGCGAGCAAACCAACTTCGATACGCATATTCGCTACAACACCCTCGACAGTTGGCGCCACCGTCCCGAATTTCAGTCATTGCTGCGCTTGGCGACCAGCAAACAGATTGCGCGCGACCGTTTGATGATTGGTTTTAACGGCACATCCGTTGCTGCCGATACTAATCGCACCACCAACCCGAAACTGCAAGATGTCAATATCGGTTGGTTGCAACAATTACGCGCACACAAAGCAAGCGCGGTAATGAATGGCAAAAAAATCGGCAACATTACCGGCCATGACTACAAAAACATTGATGCCGCCGTCTATGACGCCGCGCACGAACTGATTGAGCCGTGGTATCACGACGGCGAGCTGGTTGTCATTGCCGGGCGCAAACTGCTGACCGACAAATACCTGCATTTGATTGGCGACAGCGACAAACCGACCGAACGCCGCGCGCTGGAAAGTTTGATGGTCAGCCAATTGTTCGGCGGGCTGAAAACCATCGCGGTGCCATTCTTCCCGGACGACGCCTTCATGATTACGCCGTTGTCCAACCTTTCCGTCTATACGCAAGCCGGTTCGACCCGCCTGTATTACCTCGACAACCCGAAAAAAGACCGGATTGAGGAATACCGCAGCATGAATGAATGCTACGTCATTGAAGATTACGACGCCTGTTGTCTGGTCGAGGGCATCCTCGTCCCGAAAGCGGATGGCTCTGGATGGGAGTAAGACATGGCAAGCCCTGCACGATTGCACAAACAACGCGAAGAAGCCCGCGCCGCCGCCGAACGTGCCGCCGTGGAAGAAACCCCGGTACGCGGCAGCGCGCATGAACTAGCGCTGGCGCAACTGGCGCAAGACAAGCGGCAACTCAAGGAAATCCAGTCCACCGAGCGCCGCCAAGAACGCAAGGCCGAGCTGATGGCAGAAAACTGGAACGCCTATATCGACGGCGCACTCGCAGCCGACAGCGGCGCACATGACCCAGTCATCAGCCAAATGTTGCCGTGGTGTTTCGACGTCGGCGACATCGAGCGCGCCTTGCGCGTTGGTGATTACCTTGTCCGTCACGACCTGCCCGCCCCGGAGAGTTTTGCCCGCAGCGCCCCCGCCGTGTTCGCCGAAATGGCAGCCGAGGCATGGCTCAAGACCCCGGATGGCGTCATCCCGCCCATCAGCGCGCTGCAACTGGGCGATGTTTTGGAGACCATCAGCGGCCACGACATGGTGGACGAGATACTCGCCAAACTGCACCGCGCCATCGGCGAAGCGTTGTATTCCGAGGGTGACAACGAGCGTGCGCTCGCCCACCTGCGCCGCGCCGTTGAACTCAACCCCAAAGTTGGCGCGAAACCGCTGATTGCCAAACTCGAAAAAGAAATGGCGGAGGCAGACGCGACAGCCCAGCCGCAATAACCCTCTCAACCCAGCCCGCGCGGGGCGCGGCGGCGCAAAGGCTTTCAGTCAGTTTCCCTACCTTTGCCCGCTGCAACCGCGCACCTTTGGGAATCCTGCGCGTGGCAGGGATGGCGGGTTTTCTCCTGTTACCGTCATCAACCACGCACCTTTTCAAAGGATTTTGTCATGAGCGAATTAAATACATTCGGCGAAACGATTAAGGCGGCACGGAAAACCGCAAAGCAATCGTTAAAGGCAATGGCGGCGGAATTAAATATATCCGTGCATCAATTAGCTGGCATCGAAGAAGGCCGCAAAGCTGTATCGCTACCGCTGGCCAAAAAGATTGCCGAATATTTCAAAGCGCTCAATGCGTCGGAGGAATCATGAGCGTCGTTATCCCGCATGGCCCCGGCAATCCGAAACCGAATGAAGACCTGATTGCGCCGCCGGATGATTTTTATCCGCCTTTGTCTGTCGCCGAATGGAAATTGCGGATGCGCGTGGACGATAACGTCAGCCCGGCACGCAGCGCCGAAATCCTGAACTGCGCCACGCTCGACATCACCGACGAGCTGAAACCGTGGCGCGCGAAACAGACCGCCGCCACGCTCGCCGCAGGCCGCGACACCAAGCGCTACCGGCAAGCGGTGTGGCAACTCGCCAAAGCGTATGAGCTGGAGCAATACCGCGACATCGACACCACCGACAGCGGCAGCCGCCGTGCCGATGGCCTCGAAAGCCGCATTGATACTGCGCTGCAACGCTCGCGCGAGGCATTGCGCAGCCTGATGGGACGCGGCCGCGCGACCATCGTCCTGATATGAGGAGCGCCATGAATGCAAACCGCTTACGCACACCAGCACGAAACCCTCGACGACGTCCTCTACCGTATTACCGGCAACACCGCGCCGATAGCGCAAGTTATGGCGGCCAACCCGCACGCCTTGCACTCGCCACGGTTGGCCGAGGGGATGCCCATCCATATTCCGCGCACCCCGGCCGCCAAGCCCGCGCCCACCGTCAAACTTTGGGAATAACCATGCCCGACCCGATTACCAACAGCACCCTCGGTGGCGCGGCGCAACCCGCCCTCGGCGCAGTACTCACCAAAATCCTCATCTACATCATCGGCCCAGTCGCCGCCAGCATCGTCGTCATGACGATGGCGCAGCCGAAAAGCCCACGTGAATGGTTTAGCGCCATCATCAGCACCGTCATGTGCTCAATCGGCCTCGGCAGCTACGTCATCAGCCATTACCTCAACCTGCAACCGCTCGCCGACGAACTAGCCGGGATGCAGGCAGGTGCTATCTATTTTCTGTGCGGCCTGCCCGGCTGGACGGCGGTGCGCGCCATTTTTTACACGTTGGAGCGTTACCAGCAAACCGACATCCTCGCCATCCTCGCAAAACTACGGAGCCATGACCATGACCAAAGCAACCCGCCAAATGACCCAAACCGGCATTAAGTCCCTGCTCGCCCGCGAGGGCAGCCGCAGCAAAATGTATTACGACACGGCAGGTCTGCCGACCATCGGCGTCGGCCACCTGCTCACTCGCTCGGAGATAACCAGCGGCAAAATCTGGATTGACGGCGAGGCCATCCGCTGGCGCGACGGTTTGAGCAACGACCAGATTACCCGCCTCTTTGACCGCGACAATGACCTCGCCGAGGCCGCCGTCAGCGATTTGGTCAAGGTCGAGCTGGCTGACCACCAGTTCGACACACTGGTCAGTTTTGTTTTCAACGTCGGTATCAACGCCTTCCGCAAGTCCACTTTGTTGCGCAAACTCAACGCGGGCGATTACGCCGCCGTACCCGAACAGTTGCACCGCTGGATATACGCCGCAGGCAAACCCGTCCTCCGCCTGCGCCGCGAAGAAGAAGCGCGCCAATGGGAGACACCCTATGCTGTCTAAACCGCTGGCCATCATGAGTGCGGCGGTACTGATTGCCTACAACATCGCCTCGGTCGGCTATGCCTACCGCGCCGGACAGGCGAGCGTGCAACGCCAACAGCTGGAGACCTTTGTCGGCGAGCTGCAAACAGCCATTGACCGCCACAACGTGCAACTGATGCGCTACGACGTACTCGCCGCCGAATTCGCGGCCAACCACGAACGCACTCAATCCCAACTGAAACAAACCGGGGACACCCTCAATGCCTACCTTGCAACGATTGACCGGCAAAAGCCTTGCCTTGAGTCTGGCGCTGTCAGCCTGCTCAACCAGCACATACGTCCCGCCACCCAGCCCGCCGGTATTGCCCCCGCCGCCGGTCGAAGTGAGCGCCCTGCGCCCCTGCGCCGACCTGCCGCTACTCAATGACGGCAGCCTCGGCGACCTCATCGATTGGATCAGCCGTGCCACCACCCAATACCGCGACTGCCAAACCCGCCATGCTTATGCCACCGACTGGATTAACACCACCCGCAGCCAATGGACATCGCCGACAAAGCCGCCGAAATCGAGGAAATGAACCGCGCGCAAGCGCTCGCCGCCCGCCGCCGCATCCCCGCCGCCCCCGGCTGCGCCGAATGCGAAGATTGCGGCGACCCCATCCCGGATGCCCGCCGCCGCGCCTATCCCTCGGCCACACGCTGCACCGAATGCCAAGCCCGCCACGAACGCCATGCAAAAAATCGCTGACCTGCGACAATCCCTGCTCGAAAGCGGCCTGAATATCCAGCCGGAAGACCTCACCGTGCGCGTCAAAACCGGCACGGTGCGCAGTCATTACGAGCATCCCGACCAAGCGACCAACCACAATCTGCGCCTCGAATACAGCGCCGAAGTGCTGATTGTCGAGTACCACGGCTCGCCGGCTGCCGCCTGCTGGATGGTCGCCCAGTGGTTGCACAATGCCCAACCCGGCCACAAACCAGACGCACTCAAATTTGAGGCGGATATTTTGGACGACGAGCGTGCCGACCTGCTGATTACCGTCAGCGGTCTCACCGACAACTACCACGTCCGCAACGCCGCCGACGGTATCCACATGGATGTTTGCACGTCGACCCATATCGACCGCAAGGTGTACCCGTGATAATTACGATGGAGAGCAACTTTGAGGCGCTGGAGCGCTGGATTGCCGTCACGGTCGCCCGCCTCTCGCCTGCCGAACAGCGGCAACTATTACGCCGCATCGGCGAGGACTTGCGCCGCGTCAATGCTCGCCGCATCGGCGCACAGACTACGCCGGACGGCTCAACATGGCTGGAGCGCAAACCACAAGAGCGCCGCCGTGCGCGCAAGGGCAAGATGATGCTCAAGCTGCGCCAGCGCGGCCACCTGCGGCAAAAATTCATCGGCGACGGCGTGCGCGTCGGGTTTTTCGGTCGTGACGGCTATCTGGCCAACGTCCACCATTACGGGAAGTCCCAGCAATTACGCTACGGCATCGCCCAATACCCGCGCCGCGAACTGCTCGGCATCAATGAGGCAGATCAGGCGATGATCCGCGAGAGCCTGCTTCGCCACCTCCACATGATTACCAACCCATGAGTTTTCTTCGCGCCGACATCCCCCGCCAGACCAACAACGTGCTGCGCATCGCCACCGTCGCCGCAATCGACTGGGAGGCGCGGCAATTCCGCGCGCAGACCGGCGACATCACCACCAACTGGCTGCCATTCCCGGCGTGGATATCGCATAACTACCGCCATTGGCTGCCGCTGCGCGAGAGCGCGCAAATCATCCTCACCGTGGACGGCGGCGACTACAACACCGCCACTGTCGTCGGCATGCTGTGGTCGGATGACGTCCCCGCGCCGGACATCCCGGTTGATGACCGTCCGTGGATTGACCGCCTCGAATTTGAGGACGGCACCCGCGTCGAGTACGACAGCAAGCGGCAAAAGCTGCTGATTGACACCCCCGGCGAAATCACCCTACGCGCGAAGGCGGTCAAAATCGAATCCAAAACCCTCACCCACAACGGCACCAACATCGGCGACACCCACACCCACCCCGGCGTCATGCCCGGCGGCGCCAGCACCGGGGCACCACAATGACCACCATCGCGCAAACCATCCACCGCGTGATTGCATACCCCGCTCCCGAACGGACAGCGCCAAAATTCGGGCAAAAATATTTCATGCCGCATTTCGGCTACGGCTATCCGAAAGCCGAAAGCCGCCGCTGGTTTAGCTTGCCGCTGGACTGTCGCAATCTGGAGCACGGTTTGGTTCATCTCACCCCAACGGCGGCAATGGAACACGCAAGAGCGTTATGGGAGCAAAAATAATGCCCATCGAACAACAAGCCGATACCCGCCCCGGCAACGGCGCCTTTGCCGAAACCGACATGAGCCGCGACAACGGCCGATCGGTCGCCGACAAACTGGCCGCCATCCGTCAATCGTTACATGACATCTTCACGACGCCCATCGGTTCGCGCATCCAGCGGCGCGAATACGGCAGCTACCTCTTTGCCCTCATCGACGCGCCGATGAACCCGGCCAACCGCCTGCGCCTTGCCGCTGCGCTGGTCGATGCGGCTACCCGCTGGGAGCCGCGCGTCACGTTGGAGAGCGCGATTATCGAGGTCGGCATGGACGGCAAAACCGTCCTCAACTATCGCGCCCGCCTGCTCGATGACGCCGAATTGCAGGCGCAAGCCATCCTCCAATAACCGACTTAATTTCCACAATCCGCGTTTGTGGAAATCCGCCGCTCGCCCGCATGCAATGCCGTTGCGACAATGCGGGCATGAGCGCAGCAACCCCCGAAATCCCCAACGTCATCGAAGCCCTCGATTACGAAACCATCCTCACCCGCCGCAAGGCGGCATTCGTTGCGCGCTGGCCACAAGACCAGCAACAGGCGTGGCGCGATACCCTCGCCCTCGAATCCTCACCCGTCACCAAACTCCTCGAAGAAAACGCCTACCTCGAACTGCTGTTGCGCGCACGCATCAATGACGCCGCCGCGAGCAACCTGCTCGTCTTCGCTCGCGACCGCGACCTCGACCGCCTCGCCGATTTTTACGGTTTGGAGCGCCGCGCGGACGAGAGCGACGAGGCATTCCGCGCGCGCATCCGCGAGCGTATCCGTGGCGCATCCACCGCTGGCCCCGCCGCGCATTACCGCTGGCACGCCCTCTCTGCCGACCCCGCCATCCGCGACGCCCATGTGGACAGCCCGCGCCCCGGCTTGGTCCGTATCAGCATCACCAGCCACAGCGGCACGGTGGATACCGACCTGCTCGCCCGTACCCGTGATTACCTCAACCGCAACGACATCCGCGTCCTCACCGATACGCTGGACATCCGCGCCGCCACCGTCAAAACCATTGACGTCGCTGCGACGATTTGGCTATTGCCCGACGGCAACGCCGACCTCATCCACACCCTGCCCGATACCTTGCGCACCGCCGTCGGTACCCAGCTCGGTTTGGGTCGCGACCTCACCCGCAGCTGGCTCATCCGCACCCTGCACGCAGACGGCGTGCAACGGGTTGTCCTCACTACCCCGGCGCAAGACGTGGTCATCGCAGCTGACGAGGCGGCAGCCATCGGCGCGGTCAAACTCACCCTCGGCGGACGGGATTACTGATGCGTACCGATCTGTTGCCGCCCAACAGCACCGCGCTCGAACAGGCGCTGGCGCAGATTGGCGCGGGCATCCTTGAGCTGGACGACGATGCCGCCATCCGTGGGCGCAAATTCGACCCGCCCGACAACTGGCTCGATGCGCTCATCTACGAATACGCACTCGGCGAAATCACCCCCTACTTTGACGACAAACGGCGGCTCATCCGCGAGGGCATCCGCTGGAGCCGTTGCCGCGGCACCCCGCAATCGCTGCACCTCGCCTTTGGGTGGGTTGGCCTCGATGCCGACATCATGGAGTCCGGGCCATCTGTCGAGCGCAATGACCCCGGCGCGGCTTATCAGCCGCACCGCCATTTTGCCGAGTACGACCTGCACCCGCACGGCGTCCTCACCCCCGAACAAATCTGCCTGCTGGTCCGCCTTGCCCTGCTGTCGCAGCCGGTGCGCTCCCGCCTGTGGCGGCTGGTGTATGGCTATGACCGGGGCGTCTTCAAACTTGATCACAGCCCGCTCGATTGCGACCTGCTCGATGACGACTCCGGCATCCGCATCGGCCGCACCGAATTGCCCTGCCTGCCTCCGGGCAGCGACCCGAAAATCTCTTTCCGCCAGCGCCATGCCTCCCGCGCCATCCGCGAAGAAAGCGAAGCGTGGGCGGTGGTCATCATCACCGTCGCCAGTCATGCCGTCAGCCGCGAGAGCCACGTCCTCTATCTCGATGACCTGCCGCTGCCCTTTGAGATTTACACCGCACTATCTGCCGCAGGTAACCCGCGTGGCGTCGCGGTGTACTACGGGCAGGTATGGGCAGACCAGCCGTGGCCGCGCAGCAACTGGACCAACACCAACGCCATCATCAGCAACTGTAAGGAGCCCGACTAATGGCCATCCTCACCACCAGCGGGCGCGTCGCGCTCGCCACCGCCATCAAGGCCAGCACCCTGCATCTTGCCTGGGGTCGCGGGCTTGCCGATTGGGATACCAACACCCCGCGCGAGCCACGCAGCGCGCTCTCCCTCACCGACGAAATCGCCCGGCGCAAAGTAAACGCCGTCCACTACTGCAAACCGCAGGACGACGGCGACATCGTCATGCTGGGCGCGCGCTTTGCCCGTAGTGACACGCCGACTGCCAACCTTTACCTACGCACCGAGTTTGATTTTAACGACGGCCTCGGCGAGACCATCCGCGAGCTGGGCGTCTTCGTCAATACGCAAATCCTGCCCAACCGCCCCGCCGGGCAAACCTACTTTTTGCCCGCCGACCTGCAAAGCCCCGGCACGCTGCTCGCCATTGACTACATTACCGCCATCAGGCGCGGCGTCGGCGCACGGCAGACCTTCGATTTTGTCATTACCTTCTGACCACCATGTCCAATATCAATCTTGCCAACTACTACCGCCGCGACACCACGCGCGAAGAACTCATCCTCTACCGCGCCGGGTTGGGGCTGCAATCGCCCGAACTGAACGAAATGCAGGCGATGGCCTTTGACACCATCAAGCGCATTGGCGACCTTATCACCAGCGACGGCGCTGTCCTCTCCGGCGGCGCGGTCGTCATCAACCCCGATACCGGCGCGACCACCTGCGCCGCTGCCGCCATCTACCTGCGCGGCCGCGTACGCGATGTTGCCGAGCGCAAACTCACCATCCCGGTTACGGGCGCGGTGGAAATCGGCGTGTGGTTGACTGAAACCGTTGTTACCGAACTGGAAGACCCGACGCTGCGCGACCCCTGCGAAGGCACGCGCAACTACGACGAGCCGGGGGCGGCACGGCTGCGCGTCAGCGCCGTTTGGGGCTTGTCCACCGACGGCGGCACCGGCAATTTCTACCGCGTCTATGACGTTGAGGACGGCCACCTCAAAATCAAGAGCGCGCCGCCCGACCTTTCCGGCTTCGCCGCCGCCCTTGCCCGCTACGACCGCGACAACAACGGCGGGCATTACGTCATCAACGGGCTGCGGCTGGTTTGGGTGGAGAGCAACGGCAGCGAAGAAACCTACTCATTGCAAGAGGGCAAGGCGCACGTCTATGGTCATGAAATCGAGCTGGCCACCGCCCTGCGCCTGCGCTACCCCTTTGACCCCGACCTGCAACTCATCCAAACCGAGCCGCACCAGTACACCGACAACGGCACGGGGAAAATGCGCATCAACGTTGACCGCGCGCCCATCCACGATGTGCGCAAACTGTCCATCCACCGTGAAAAGACGGCGACCGTGCTGCACGGCAGCTATGCCGGGGTTGCCGATGCCCTGCCCGACCCGGCGGTGATTGAAATCGTCGCCGTCAAACAGGGCGGCACCACCTACAAGCAGACGAAGGATTACGTGCTGAACGCCGGACAAGTGGACTGGTCGCCCGCCGGTGCCGAGCCTGCGCCCGGTAGCAGTTACAGCGTTACCTACCGCCACATCGTGCAGGTCGAGCCGATTGACCTCGACGAACGTGGCTTTACCGTGGAAAACGCCGTCCCCGGCTCATTGGTGCAGGTGGATTACCAAACGCGGCTACCGCGCACCGACACGCTCACCCTTGACCGCAAGGGCAACCTGACCCGCATCAAGGGGATGCCGCGCCGCGCGAACCCGAAAGCGCCGCCCGCGACCACCGGCCAACTGGAGCTGGCACAGATGCACCACACATGGTTCAGGGATGCGCCGACCCGTGTGCGCATTACCGCCATCGTCGCCGTCAGCATGGGGACGTTGCAGGATATGAGAGGCGACATCTTTGACCTCTACGACCTCGTTGCCACCCTCAAGCTGCAAACCAAAGCCATTGCCACCGCCCCGGCGGCGACGCGCGGCGTCTTCGTCGATCCCTTCCTCGATGACGCCATGCGCGACCTCGGCCAAAGCCAAACGGCGGCAATTGTGGACGGCGAGCTGATGCTCCCCATCCGCGCCGACGTCGCACCGTTGTCCGATACCACCGCGCCGCTCACCCTGCCATTCAAAAAAGTCGTATTGGTCGAGCAAACCGCGCGCACCGGCCATATGCGGATTAACCCGTATTCCGCCTTTGACCCGATTCCGGCGACCGTAACCCTGACGCCGCCGGTGGATTACTGGACGCTGACCGAGACCGTCAACGGCGCGGACGTTACCCGCATCATGGGCAGCGGCGGCGCGCGGCGCACCAGCGAAAGCATCGAGCGGCGCACCGTCGGCACACGCAAGGCCGAACACCTGCGCCCCATCAGCATCACCTTCCGCGCCGAAGGATTCCGCCCGGACGAAGAAATCCGCCGGGTCATCTTTGACGGCATCGAACTGGCCGTGGAGGCGGCATAACCATGAGCATCAATGCAGACCACAGCGGTATCGCCCGTGGCAAATTCACCATCCCGGCCAACATCCCGGCAGGCGTCAAAAGCGTCGAAATCATCGGCGAGCGCGGCAGCCGTGGCCTCGCCCAGTTCACCGGGCGCGGCGAAATCACCCTCGAAGAACGCCGCCGCGTCATCACCGTAACCCGTTATGACCCGCTGGCGCAGACCATAACACTCCTCACCGAAGGGCGGCACATCGCCGCCGTCGGCCTGTGGTTTGAGGACATCGGCGACAAGCCCGTTACCGTGCAAATCCGCGAAACGGCCACCGGCCTGCCGACCGGCGCAGTACTGGCCGAGGCGCGTATCACCGCCGCGCAAATCAGGGGCAACGGCGAGGAGACCGTCGTCGATTTTGCGACACCCCTCTACATCGAGGCGCTGCAAGAGTTTGCCATCGTCATCCTCACCGACGACAACAAACACAGCCTCGCCATCGCCGAAGTCGGCCAGTACGACCGCCGCGCGCAGCGCTACGTTACCGAGCAGGGTTACAGCGTTGGCGTGCTGCTGTCATCGTCCAACGCCTCAACATGGACACCGCACAACAACGCCGACCTCGCTTTCCGCCTCTACGCCGCCGAGTTCACCGCGACGGAACACACTACCGAGCTGAAAACGCAAACCGCGCACAACACTTCCGACCTCTACCTGATGGCGGACGTCGAACGCCCCGGCACCGAGACCGATGTCAGCTTCACCTTCACCGCCGATGACCGCCGCTACGCACTGCAAGACAAACAGACCGGGCGGATGGACGTGCGCACCGACGGCGACATGACTGCCAAAGTTACCCTGCGCGGCAGCAAAACCCGCTCGCCGGTGCTGTACCCCGGCGCACTGCTGGCACTTGGCGACTTGCAGGAAACCGCGACCTACATCAGCCGCGCCGTGGTTGCGGGCAGCGGGCAGGCCATTGTTACATTGGAAAGCAACACCCCCAGCGGCAGCGCCCTGACCGTGGAACTCGAAATTGACGGCGCGTGGAAATCCTGCACCCCGGAAAACGGCGAGCCGCTCGGCGACGGCTGGGTGCGCAACGAGTACAAACAGACCATCAGCGGCGGCGACACCGTGCGTTGCCGCATCACCCTCTCCGGCAACATCAGCGCCCGCCCGCGCGCCCGCGCCCTGCGCATGGTTACAACCTAAGGAGCAACAACATGGCCAACGACCAGACTGCCCATTACAAATTCCCCTTGCCGCACCGTGAAAACCTGCTTTCCGAAGACGTTGACCGTCTGCGCGAAAGCCTGACAGCGGCAGACCGCGCCATCTACGAGGCGGCACAAGAGGCAGCCGAGGCCACGGCTGTCGAAACCACCGCACGGGAAAATGCCATTACCGCCGAAGCGCAGGCGCGCGCCGCCGAAAAAGAAAATACCGACGCGCAGCTGAAGAAGTTGCGCACCCTCGCCCTTGCCGGACTATAAAACTATGATGACCCCCGAACAAAAAACCGCCATCGCCGCCAAACTCGGCGTTGACCTTGCCACCCTCGACAGCGACCGCCTGATTGAGCTGTGTCTTTTGCACCGCGCCCAGCCGAAAGCATTGGAGAGCTTCCCGAACACACTTGCTGCCGAAATCAACCGCCGCTTTACCGCCGCTGAAATCACCCGCGACGACGTGCCATACAGCGTCTTGCAGCACTTCGCCAACCAGTTCACCGGCGCTGCGCCGCTCTTCCAACGGTTAATGCAGGAAATGGCAGCATCCATTAACCGCGACATCTGGTTTACCGACAACGCCGAAGCCTTCAAGGCCGCGCTCGCCAACGAAGAAGCTGCCGCCTGGCTCGCAGGACAACCCGACATCCTCAACAAGTGCCTGGGCAACCGTTTGGCGCTGGGCTACATCGCACAAAGTGTGACCGCTGCGACCGCCATCCTTACCCGCGAGGAAGCGCTGGCGCTGTGGAAAAACGCGCCTGCCCTGTGGGACATCTGGCCGCAACACCGCGAAGGCATGGCGGTGCTGGTGAAATCGGCGGAACTTACCCAGTACATCATCGACACACCGGCGGCGCTGGCAGCGGTCGTCGCATCTGACAACGCCATGCAACCATTGATCGCATCGGCTACCGCCCGCCGTGTTTGGGTGGATTCCGAGGTGGCGATGACGGCAGTCGCCGCCAGCCAAACCGCGATGACGGCAGTCGCTGCGTCGCAGACGGCCATGACGGCAGTCGCTGCGTCGCAGACGGCCATGACGGCAGTCGCCGCCAGCCAAACCGCGATGACGGCAGTAGCTTCTGTTACCGCTGCCCTGAAAACCGTGCTAAAAACCAACGATTTCCGCACGGCGCTGATGGCATCCAATACGGTATTTCAGGCGGCGCGCGCCGCTGCCTACCAAACTGTCAGCGCATCCGGCTCCGGCTGGGTCAAACAGCGCTCACAGGCACATGACCACGTTAACCAACTCAACCCGACAGTTGCTGCCCCGTTAGGATTTGTGTTCGCTTGTCTCGGCTATTACAACGCACCCACCGGGTCAGGCAGCATCATGACCCACCCCGGAGGGGGTGAAGCGGCGCGCGCTGCGTCCACAAGAACCCCGACCACTATGGCCAGCGTGGATGGTATCAGCTTCAATGGCGCGACTTTTACCGAAACTGGCGACGGCTACGCTTACGCCGAATTGTGGGCGCCGGCATAAGGAGACCGCACCATGTACTACATACTCAACTCGGCTGGCGAAATCTGCGGCGAATCCCTCGACCTCTTCACCCCCGCCGAAGGCTTGCGCCTGATTGCCAAAGACGATTACCACCCCAACCCGCAGGCAGCGCTTGCCGCTGCCAAAACCGCCAAATTGCACGCAGCCGCCGAGGCCGCGCAGGCATTTATCGAGCGCGTAGCTGGACTCGACGGTGTGCCGCAATTCGAGCGCGACTCATGGGCGGCGCAAGCTTTGGAGGCGCAGGCGTGGGCAGCGGACAAGCAGGCATCCACGCCGATACTGGCAGGCATCGCCCGCGCGCGTGGGGTACCGCTGGACGACCTGCGCGCCAAAGCACTCGCCAAAAGCAACGCCTACACCGCGCTCACCGCCAGCGTCGCTGGACAGCGGCAGGCGTTGGAAGACCAAATCCGCGCCGCCGACACCCTCGCCGCGCTGGATGCCATCGCCGTTGCTTACCGTCCGCCGATGATGCCAATGATGCCCGCCGCACAGGAGGACAAATGAGCGTTTACGTCGCCTTTTACAAGGGCCGCCCGCGCCCCGGCGCATCGCTGCGCGAGCGCGTCAAATACCTCTTTGACGGTGCCATCCGCCTGATTACCCGCTCGCCCTACTCACATTGCGAGCTGGCCATCCCGGACACCACCCGCCCCGGCGTCTATTTCTGTGTGTCGGCATCGGTCCGCGATGGCGGCGTGCGCGGCAAATTCATGGCGTTGCCCGGCGACCGCTGGGACTTATTACCCGCCATCGACCCCGAATACCTGCGCAATCCCGAACATTACGACCGCGCCCTGCGCACCTTGCCCGCCGATACGGTCAGCGACTGGCTGCGCCGCCATCAGGGGCAGCGTTACGACTGGCTCGGCGTCCTGCGCTTTGTTTTCCCGTGGCTACGCCAATCCGAGGCGCGCTGGTTTTGCAGCGAGTTTGTCGCCACCGTCCTCGGCATGGATAACCCCGCCAAACAATCCCCTCAAGATATCTATCAGCACCTTTATGGAGTAAGCACATGAGCACAGAGTATTTACATGGCGTCCGCGTCATCGAAATCAACAACGGCAGCCGCCCGCTGCGTACCGCCTCGACCGCCGTCATTGGCTTGGTCGCCACCGGCGAAGATGCCGACGCGGCTACATTCCCCGAAAACCGCCCCGTCCTCATCAGCAATCTGCCCGACGCCATCGGCAAGGCTGGTACGAAAGGTACGCTCGCTCCGGCGTTGTCTGCCATCTACAAGCAGACCAATGCGCTGACCGTCGTCGTCCGCGTCCCCACCTCAAAAGAGAAAAACGACAACGGCGCTGACCAAGACGCCAAGACCATCGGCGCGTTTGAGAACGGCCGCTACAGCGGCGCGAAGGCGCTGCTCGCTGCCAATGCCGAACTGGGCGTCGTGCCGCGCATCCTCGGCGCGCCGGGGCTGGATAGCCAGGCGGTTACGACCGAGCTGGTGGACATCGCCAAGAAAATACGCGGCTTTGTCTATGCGCGCGCCATCGGCACCACCAAAGAGGAGGCGGTTGCCTACCGCGCCAACTTCAGCGCACGCGAACTCATGTTGATTTGGCCGGATTTCACCGGTTTCGACGAGACGGCGAAGAAAACCAACACCATCCACGCCACCGCCGTCGCCCTCGGCCTGCGCGCCAAACTCGACCACGAGGTCGGTTGGCACAAGACCATCTCCAACATCGCCGTGGACGGCGTGACCGGCCTCACCGTGGATATTGGCTTTGACATCACCTCGACCGCCACGGACGCCAACTACCTCAACAGCAAGGAGGTCAGCACGCTGGTCCGCGAGCAGGGCTTCCGCATTTGGGGCAGCCGCACCTGCTCGGATGACCCGCTGTTTGCCTTTGAATCCTACACCCGCACCGCGCAAGTCATCGCCGAAACGGTGGCACGCGGCCACCTGTGGGCAATCGACAAACCGCTATCGCCCGGCTTGGCCAGCGACATCATTGCGGGCATCAATGCCGAGCTGCGCACACTCACCAGCGGCGGCTATCTGCTCGGCGGTGAGGCTTGGTACGACGACAAAGTCAACAGCAAAGACACCCTCAAAGAGGGCAAGCTCGCCATCAGCTACAACTTCACGCCGGTTCCGCCTCTGGAAAACCTCAACCTGCGGCAATCCATTACCGACATCTACCTCATCGACTTCGCCCGCCGCGTCGAAGCCGCCAACTAAGGAGTCATCATGCTACCCAAGATCATCAAAGACGCCATCCTGTCCGTCGAGGGGCAGGGCTATGCAGGCATCATCGACAACGTCGAGTGGCCGAAAGTCGCCCGCAAAGCCGAAGAATACCGCGCGGGTGGGATGCTCGGCCCGGTAATGCTCGACCTTGGCCAAGAAGCGATGGAGCTGACCTTTGAGGCCAGCGAGCAGACCAGCGAAATGATCGCCGCCTACGGCGCCTGCGGTTTGGCAGGCGTCAAATTCCGCATCAATGCATCGGCCGAAAGCGAAATGAACTGCGACGGCCACGGAATTGAGGCCGTGATGACCGGCCGCATGAAAGAAATCGACTTCGGCAGCTCAAAACCCGGCGAGCTGCAGAAAACGAAGTACACCGTCTCCCTCGCCACCTTCAAATATTCGATTGACGGCCGCACCCTGTTCGATATCGATTTCCCCAACAACATCTACATCGTCAATGGCCGCGACCTGTTGGAAAAGCGCCGCGCCAATCTCAAACAGTAACCCTGACACATAGGAGCAAACCATGAAAGAAAACGAAGCCGTCAAACCGCGCGTCCTCAAACTGAAAACCCCCATCACCCGCGACGACAAACCCGTCCATGAAATCACCCTGCGCGAGCCAAGCGCGGGTGAGCTGCGCGGCATCCGCCTGTTCGATCTGACCCAAGGAGACGCCGAGGCCGTGATTAAACTGCTGCCGCGCATCACCACCCCGGCGCTGACCGCGGCGGAAGCCAACAAGCTCGCCCTGCGCGACTTTGCCCGCGCGATGATTCTGGTCGCCGAAATGTTCGCCCTTGATGACGAAGTCGGCGAGGCAGCGGGAAAGCCATCCCCCGCAGCGTAGAGGACGCATGGGCAGACATCAATATCGTATTCGGCGGCGGTTGGCCGCCGAGCGAACTCGACCGCATGAGCCTCGCCGAGTTGCTGCGCTGGCACGCCGTCGCTATCGAACGTAACCGGCAGGCGCAGCAACAGGCATGAAAAAGCCGCCCAGAAGGGCGGCACAAGCAAGGAAGAACACATGAAAAATTATCTGGTACGGGACGCCTGCCACTCACGCTCGGCCTTGATGCGTTCGCGGCGTGCCTTGGCCTCGGCGCGCCACAACTGGTACGGCTCGACGATTTCCTCAAAGAGGAAATTGCCCAGCCCTTTAAGGAATGCGGCAGAAACCAAAATGACCACCGTCCATACAACGAACGACAAAATAACCTGATCCATGATTGACCTCCCGTGTTTTACCTGTCCCCATCATACAATAACCCACTGAAAAGGTAAATATTTATGGCTGATTTGAATTTGCAGGTGCGTCTGCGTGCGCTTGACGAAATGAGCCGCACATTCCGCAACATCGGCGCGGCCAACAGCCGCCTGATGCGGACATTCGACCAAAACCGCAATGCCCTGCGCCGCCTGAACGACCAGCTGCGCAATGTTGAGGCGTACCGCCGCCAACAAGAGTCCATGCGGCAGACTGCCGACAACATCGAGCGGATGCGCAACCGGATGCAGCGGCTACAGCAACAAATGGGCGGGCTGCGGCACGGGGCGCAACGCTGGCGAGAGCTTGCGAGCCAGTTTGATCGCGCCAGCCGCGATCTGGCGCGGCTGGAAAACGTGCAAAACCGCGAACAGCAACGCCTGCTGCAATTGACGCAGCGCCTACGCGAGGCCGGTATCAACACGCGGCAGCTGGCACAAGAGGAGGCGCGCCTGCGCAACAACGCGAGCCGCACCAACACCGAACTCGAACGGCAGGCGCAACGGCTGCAACGCATTGCCGAGCGACACCAGCGCAACGAGCGCCGCCTGCAAACGGCGGCTAATGCCTCAATGGCCGGTTACGTCGGCATCAACACCGCCCAGCGAGCCGGGCATCTCATCGCCTCGCCGGTGCGCGAATATATGCAACAGGAGCAGGCATCTACCGACCTCAAGGTAACGATGATGCGCGCCGACGGCACATATGGCGCGTTTGAGGAAATCAACAAACAGGCCATCCAGCTCGGCAACGTCCTACCCGGCACCACGCAAGATTTCATCAACCTCGCCCGCGCGTTAAAAGAGCAGGGCGTAAAAGATGAGGTCATGAGCGGCGGCGGCCTGAAAGCGGCTGCGGAAATGGCCGTACTGATGAACATGGGACAGGAGGAAGGTGGCACCTTTGCCGCGCGGATGATTGAGGCGCACGGACTCAACCCGGACGACATCAACAAGGCGGCCGACATGACGCAGCGCGCCTATTTTGCCTTTGGTCTCAAAAAAGAGGATATGGCCGAGGCGATGAAATACTACGCACCGACGGTAAACTCGCTCGGCATCACCGGCGAAGACAACTACAAAAAACTGCTCGCCATTCAGGGCATGGCCGCACGGCAAGGCCTCGAAGGCTCCATGTTTGGCACCAACTTCTCGGCGATGCTGGGACGCTTGGCCAAAGGCCCCGAAATGATCCGCCAAGCCAAAAAAGGCATGAAAGCCGAGGCTGGCAACATCATGAAAAAAGCAGGCATCGACTTCGATTTTTACGACCAAAACGGCAAATTCAAAGGCACCGAAGCCATGATTGCCGAGCTGGAGAAACTGAACACCATCCAGCAGAAATTCGGCGAACAAAGCGCATTGCTGGTCGCCAAAGAGCTGTTTGGCGAAGAAGCAGGCCGCCCTGCAATGATGTTGGCGCAACAAGGGCTGGAAGGTTACCGCGCTGCTTTGGCCGACATGGACAAACAAGCCGACGCCAATGCGCGTATTGCCGAAAAAACCTCAACCCTGTCCGCCGCCTTTGAACAACTGGGTGGCGTCGCCGGGATGCTGTCCGGCATGATTGGCGAAACCCTGCGCGAATCCCTGCTTTGGTTTGCGCAAACCGCGCAAGATTTTTTGGGCGATACACTGCAACCGTGGCTCAAAGAACACAGGACGCTGGTCAAATGGGTCATGATTGGCATCACGGCCTTTGCCGGACTGGCTGCCATCGGCGGAGTGTTATTGCTGGCCTTCGCCGGAATTAATGCCTCGCTGGTCGCCACCAGCAAACTGTTTTTCAGTTTGCGCAGCGGTTTTGTCTGGCTGGCGCAGCTGTTCATGAGCAATCCCATTTTGCTCGCCGTTGCTGCCATCGGTGCGGCGATTTGGCTCGTCTACAAGCACTGGGATGAGATTGTCGGCTGGGCAACCGACCGAATGGAAGCGCTGGCCAACTGGTGGAAAAACTTTTCCTTCACCGGCGCCATCAAAAGCGCCTTTGCAGGCGTACTCCAATTCTTCGCCGATATTGGCCGCATCATTTGGGACAGCGTCAAAGAGACTGCGCACAATGTGCGCGAGGGTTTCCGCGAGATGGGCATACTCGGCGCCGTTCAAGCGGCATTTGAGGGCGTGTTCAACTTCTTCGCCACCCTCGGCGGTTATTTAGCGTCGCTTGTTATCGAGGCGGGCAAAACCATCGTTACTGCGATTTTCGGCTGGGACGTCTATAACGCACTTGTCAGCACATTCAGCAAGGGCATTGAGTGGGTCGTCGGCAAAATTCAATGGATGGTCGAGGAAATAAATGGCGGGATACAGGCCATGAAAGACTTTCTCGGTTTGGGCGAAAAAATAGGAAACAACCCCGCGCAAAAGATTTCCCAAAGCATCGACGCCTATAACAACCTGAAGAAAAACGGCGTCTTTGAGGCAATCAAAAAGAACAACGCGAAGGCGACGGAACCCGCTGCGCCAGTTGCCGCCCGCAACAACCTGTCCTCCAACAGCAACACCACCGTCAATATCAACGTCAGCGGTGGCGGCGACAACAAGGCATTGGCGGCACAAATCGGCAAAGAGGTGCGCGGCGCGTTGGCCAACGAACGACGGCGTCAAGGCAATAACAGCAGCGCCTTTTACGATACTGATGCCGTGCCGGCATAGGAGGCCACCATGCTCATATGTTTGGGAATGTTCGTTTTCGCGGTGCAATCTGCGCCGCTCGATACCATCCAGCGCGCGACGCAATGGCGCTGGCCAGCCAATAATCGTACCGGCGGCGAGCCCGCCTACCAATACGTCGGTCGGGGAGAGGACCAGCTCACCCTCGCAGGCATCCTCGCCCCGGAATACACCGGCGGCCCGGCCAACATAACCATGCTGCGCGAAATGGCCGAACGCGGCGAACCCTACCTGCTGATGCGCGGCACCGGCGAGGTCATGGGCTACTGGCTCATCGACAGCCTCAACGAGACATCCAGCGTCCTCATGCCCGACGGGCAGGCGCTGAAAATCGAATTTACGTTGACGCTCAAACGCTACGACGGCCGCCACACCCCGTTCGGCCGGTTGTCGCCGCTGCTGCAACTCATCACGAGGCTGTTCTGATGACCCCGGTTTACACGCTCATCCTCGAAGGCAAGCCACTCGAACTCTATGGCCGCCTGCTGTCGCTCACCGTCGCCGACAAAAGCGGCATGGAGGTGGACGAGCTGACGATAGACATCGACGACAGCGACGGCATGGTCGAATTGCCCAGCAAGGGCAAAAAAATCACCGCCATATTCGGTTACAAGGGCATGGAGCAAAACCGGGGTGAGTACATCGTCGACGAAATCAGCCATCAAGGGCCGCCGGACGTCATCACCATCCGCGCCCGCTCGGCGGATTTTCGCCAGACGCTGTTGGAGGAGCGCGAAACCAGCTACCACGCCACCACCCTCGGTGACATCATCGGTACCATCGCCAAACGCCACGGACTGATTCCGGCAGTTGCGCCCGACCTCGCCGGTATTGCCATCCCGCATATTGACCAGACCAATGAGAGCGACGCCCACCTTGTAACCCGGCTGGCGCAGGAGCATGACGCCGTCGGCACGGTCAAGGACGGCCGGCTCATATTCACGGTGCGCGCTTCCGGCAAAAACAGCGGCGGCAACGAGCTGCCCACGGCCATCATCGAGCGCCGCGACGGCGACAGCCACAGCTACAACGACGCCGACCGCGACGACCGTGTAACCGGCGTCATAGCCTACTGGCACGACAAAAAGGGCGCCAAACGCAAAAAAGCCGAAGTCGGCAAAGACGGCTACCGCCGCCACCTCAAACACACTTACAACAGCGAGGCGGAGGCGAAGAAGGCAGCCGAGGCGGAAATGAAGCGCATCAAAACCCGCGCCCGCACACTCTCGCTCAATCTTGCGTTCGGCCGCGCAGAGCTATTCGCCGAACAACCGCTCAAAGTCGAGGGATTCAAGCCACAAATCGACGAAATCCGTTGGTTTATCAAGGAAATCACTCACTCATTAGGGGATAACGGCTACACCGTGCAAATCAGCTGCGCGGAGATGAGTGGCCGCTAGCGGAAGGACACCGTCATTTTTGGCACGAAAAAAAGCTACAATAAGACGGATTGTTGCAGTCCAACTTTTTCTACCATGGGTTTTGAAATTCGCTTACCGGAAAATACCATCACCAGCGCAGCCGAACGCTTGCGCATGAATGTTCCTGCATTGGCAGAACGGATAGGTGTGACAGAAAAAAAGGCGGACAAATTTGCCCAAGGAATCATGACCCGAAAGCAGGCGGAAAAGCTGGCAAACCTGCTGGAAATCCCTTTTGGTTTTCTCTACCTCCCGGATCTTCCGCATGCCTCTCGTGGCGCGGAATTTCCGGACTTCCGTACGGCACATGATGCCGTCCCGTTGAATGTGGATTTCTTCGACACATTGGCGGACATTCACCGCAAGTTGGACTGGTATGCAGATTACTTGCAAGAGATGGGCGAGAAGGAGAGATTGCCTTTTGTGGGAAAATTCAATCTGCAAGACAGCATTCAGCCAGTCGTTAACGATATTCGCGGCACATTGGGGAGAGTGGCTCGCAATGGCAGCAAAGAAGAATATCTGCGTAATCTGGTTCATGCTTTTGAACAACAGGGCATATTGGTGTTCAGAAATGGCATCGTCGGAAACGCTACGCGGCGAAAGCTTGATCCACAAATGTTTCGCGGTTTTGCCATAGCCGACCCTTATACACCGGCAATATTCATCAACACTAATGATGCCCATGCCGCCCAATTGTTTACGCTATTGCACGAAGCCGCGCATATATGGCTGGGGAAAAGCGCAGTATCCGCACCAACCATATTGCGTGACAACCGTACTGAAAGATTTTGCAATCAGGCAGCCGCAGAATTTTTATTGCCCAAAGCGGAATTCCTTGAAAATTGGCAAGAGCGTGAAACTTTAGATGTGAATCTTGCTGCATTGGCCAAAGAATTTCGCGTCAGTGAATATGTCGTCGCCATCAAGGCGCTGGAGCAAGATAAAATCAGTGCCGAGACTTTCCGACAATGGCAGCAGAGAAAAAAGCTCCCTCCCCTGAAGAAAGGAACAACGGGAGGGGGCGATTTTTACAAAACCCTTCCGGTGCGCAACAGCCGACGTTTAACCGATATTGTTGCCCGCGCGGCACTGGAGAGACGTATCCTCCTGCGTGATGGCGCCCGGCTGCTGAACACCCGGCCGGAAAACGTCATGACCTATCTGGCCAAAGGATGACGTATGCGCTATTTGTTGGACAGCAATATTTTCATCCAATCCGCCAATCTTGAATACCGGCACCGTTTTTGCGCCAATTTCTGGAAACTGCTTGTTGAACTGCATCATCAAGGTCTTGTTTACAGCATTCAGGCCGTAGAAAAAGAAATCAACAATAAAAAAGACGACCTGTCGGCATGGATAGCACAATTGCCGCAAGGATTTTTCCTCGATGAACTGCAAGCGCAGCTGGAATATGCAAACATTATCGGGTGGTCAGTAGGAGAAGCACAATATACCGATGCGGCGAAAAATGAGTTTGCACAAGGCAACAAAGCAGATGCTTGGCTGGTTGCTCTCGCAAAAAGAGAGGGTATGGGGATCATCACGCATGAAACTTACGATCCAAATATCAAAAAGCGTATCAAAATTCCCAATGCCTGTAGGGCTGCCGGTGTAACTGTCGTACCTTTTTATCCTTTTCTTGCCAGTATTGCCCAAGGTAACTTCGACATCAATCATAATGGCGTTACAGACCACTTGCAGCAATAGCCATTAGATGCATGGCGCAAAAAAAGCTGAAGCAGGCGGTGATAGCTGCCCCACCTACAACACAGCGAAGCCGAAGCAAAGAAAGTCGCCGAGGCAGAAATGAAGCGCATCAAGACCCGCGCCCTCTCGCTAAACCTTGCGTTTGGCCGCGCCGAGCTGTTCGCTGAACAGCCGCTCAAAGTGGAGGGATTCAAACCGCAGATTGACGCGGTGCGGTGGTTTATCAAGGAGATTACGCACACCCTCGGCGACAACGGCTACACCGTGCAAATCAGTTGCGCGGAGATGGAAGGATGAGCCGCATTGCGTGGCATCCGCCCCGCATCTATACTTGTACGACAAACTGTACAGGAGAAACCATGCAAACCATTTCCTTCAGCGACGCCCGCAACAACCTCAAACACGTCCTTGACCGGGTGGCGAACGACCGCGACATTACCCTCATCACCCGCCGCAACGGCGAAGATGCCGTGGTGATGTCGCTCGATACCTACAACAGCCTGACCGAAACCCTGCACCTGCTGAAAACGCCCGCCAACGCCGCCCACCTGCAACGCTCCATTGCCCAGTACCAAAGCGGCCAAGCCGCCCCGCAGGAACTCGCTGATGACTGAACGCCTGCTCGCCTTCACCGATGAGGCTTGGCAGGATTACCTTTACTGGCAGGCACAGGATAAAAAGACCCTGAAGCGCATCAACCTGCTCATCAAAGATGCCCTGCGCACGCCCTTTGCCGGTATCGGCAAACCCGAAGCACTCAAGGCCAATCTGGCAGGATTCTGGTCGCGCCGCATCGACGACAGCAACCGCCTGGTTTACGCCGTGGACGAACGCGCGCTGACCGTCATTTCCTGCCGCTATCATTACGGCAAATGACGATGGATGATGCAAACCTTTGGAGGATTGGCATGACCCGTATCGCTGACCTGCCCACCTTCGACATGGCCGAACAACTCCGCGACGCGGAAGACATCGCGGCTTATCTGCAATTGGCGCTGGATGATGAAGACCCGGCCGAACTGGCGCATGCGCTGGGCATTATTGCCCGCGCGCGCGGCATGACGGAAATCGCGCAAAAAAGCGGCATGAGCCGCGAAGCACTTTACAAGGCATTGCGCCCGGGCAGCGACCCACGCTTTGCCACCATCAGTAAAGTCATGAAAGCGCTGGATATCAAACTGATGGCAACGCCGCAGGCATAATCAGACGCAGACCTCGCCTGTATCCACATCTACTGCTGAAAGAATGCGGTCACGGCGGAAGCTACGAGTTGCATCAACTAAGAAACAACGCCCTTTGACAATCTCATTACCTGCCCGGTTATGGCTGATTTCACGCACATAGACACGGCGCTCGCTAATGTTGCCCCCGCTGTCGCAATATGAAATATCGTAAGTATTGCCCGGCAGAATCATGCCGTAGGGATTGTCGGAAACGGGCGGAGGTGCATTTTGTCTGCGGCGGTCCCGGCTTCTTTGTCGTGGACGTGGTGGAGACGGCAAATCAGCGTCAAGAAACTCACCCAGCAACACCCGCAATTCTTCTGCTTCTTCTTCGTCCAGTTGCCCATCTGCCAGCGTTGCTGCGAGAACAATAGCGATATGCCGCACCCGACTATCCTGCAAACCATCATGTTCGCGCAAATAGCGGTAAAGATATTCAGCTTCCGCCTGCTCAACGACGTTGTCGCTTAACGTCATCCTCACCAATTGGCAAAAATCGGCATAATCCGAGGCGTTCATCCCTGTGGGTTCGGGTGGCGCAGATGATGGCGGAACGCGCCGTCTACGTGCGTTTTGTTGCCACAATACTAACGTTGTCGGGACCCAAGGAAAAATACCCACTATCAGCAATAATGAAACATCTTCCGCTTGACGCGGCGAAGTCGCAAAACCGGCAAAGATAAATAGCGACCACAATATCAGTATTCCTAGAAATATTTTCTTTAGCATTTTTATGTTGGTATTTTGCTGTTTTTTATTTTCTCATTTCTTTCAAATCTATGAACGGCACGATATGCAATTCTTCTACTAAAAAATGCAGCAATAAAGATAAATAATATTGATATAGCAATAGAGTATAATAAAAAGCTTGTTACAACCGTAGGGTTACCTGTTAAATACAAAAAATCATGCCAAAGGATATTAATATAGTTTTTAACATTAAAAACATTTGTTTTTTGATATATTCTATAAAGATAGAATAAAATTACCAAAGTAATTTCAAATAAAAAAATTACTTTCATCCAAACATTGGTTCTATCTGCAAGAATTTTTTTCTTTATGTTTTCTAGTTCAGTTTTACGTGTAATTTCTTCTATTTTTTGCAACCGAGCACGCTGCTCTTTTTTCCATAATAAATCCTCATTCATAAGGTTAAGATAAAGCTCAAACGCTTCTTTTAAATCATCAGGGATATTTGGTGATATATTAAGAACCTGTTCAATTTTATTTATTCTACTATCTTTAATATCGCCAATCTGATTGTATAGATATAATTCAACATCCTCGTCTTTATTTTCCATTTACTTTCCTTGTTTGATGTTCCCAATAATTGAGCCAGTTATGTTGCCAATTTTATTACCACTATTTTTCTCATCATTATTGAGAATTACCCCGTGATTTTCGCCAACGGCAAAATCGCCCTCAAATTTATACTCTTTTTTAATTTCTACGCCCGGCAACGGCACGTTGCCGACCAGCGCGTTATACGCGGCTGTTTTGCGAGCCAAATCGGCAGCGTGCCAAACGGCAAGCAACTCGCTATCTTCGCGCGATAGACGCATAGTGTTCGCTTCGCCGGTTATGACATACATGGCATCGTAGCCGGCCAAGTGTAGGCGTTCGATATATTTACTATCCGGCGAACGTAACCCCTTTTCATAGTTTTTTTGCGATGCGAGAGAGATACCCATTTTCTCTGCAAAAGCGGTTTGAGATAGTCCTGAAGCCTCGACTATTTTTCTTAATCTTTCATGTAGTTGAAGCATCTTTAGCTAATACCTGTTTACAGGCTACGTAAGTAGCCGTATAGTAAGCTCAAAGCTAAGCAAGGCGCTTAGCTACACAAGGCGGAGAGCAACCCTACAGTTTGGCGACTACGGTTGCTCCCCTATTCCCCCAACATAGTCAGGAGGCTTATGGCTTCGCCGCGCTTACGCTTAGGCTTAGCCGTCTGTAATGATACATGAACATCAAACCGCCCGAAACCCGCAAAGACAAACCGGTTCTCGTCCGGCTATCTCAACAAGACCGCCAGCGCCTGCAACGCGCCGCGCGCAAGTTGAAACTACCAATGGCAACCATCGCCTACCAATGCGTTAAGCAATACCTTGACGCCGAGTTTGGCAAAGGTGGCCAGTCATGACCATCAAACCTGTTTGCAGCACCGTCAGCTTGCTGGAAAGCCATTTGTGTGCAATCCCTGTTGCCGCAATCCGTGATGCGCTCTCCCTCGACGATAGCGGCGTCAGCCGTATAAAAACCGGCGACCGCCGCCTTTCTTTCAAAGAGTTCTGCACCTTGATTGCGCTTCCCAGCCCGGCGCAACCACAAGGGCTGGCACTCGCCCCGGCCAAAGCCATCATCATCACCCCCGAACTGTTCCGCGCTCTGCGTGACCTCGCCCGCGATTCGCTCAATATGATGAGCGAGGACGGTGCCGCATGAGACAGCCGCCCATCCGCTACTACCGCGACCCGCACGCGACACGCCTCGATGCTATTCGAGACGTCTGTGAAATCCTCGTCTGCCTCGCCATCATGGCGATGGCTACCGTGATGTTCGCCAAGGCACTCGCCGAGGACGACCCGTTTTACCGCACAGACAGCGACGCGCACTATCAGCGCATCGCCGACCTCTGCCCCAATTTGAGCGGGCAAGACCAAATCGACTGCTACACATGGCTGCGCAAGGGAGGACGTCATGAGTGAGAAACAGCGCCTGCAAAAAACGGGAAAGTTGCATTTCCCCCTGCATTTTTCCTTGCCTGCCTCTTTTACCGAACTCGGCGCAATGATGGATGAACTGCAAGCAGCAATGCTGTCATGTCCGGGAGACTGGCTCTTATGTTTCCACGGGATAAATCTTGATTATGGAGAAGGATACATGGGGATTCATTTTTCATTGTTTCCGCATAACACGCCTAAAGTGGGGGACAAAATTCCTACCATAGAAATGCATATCAGCGACAAAGGTATGAATGTCATCTATCCAGTAGAATACTATGATCAGGTTATTGTGGATATGATGATGGACACTTTTGTTTCCCATGTAAACAAATTACAGGGAAAGATAAAGGCGGCGCGTCATGCGTAAAAAACACTATTTTTTGAGCCATTTCCCTTGTCCCGCCTGTAGCGCGCCGCTGCGCATCCGTGGTAGCCACCATCTGCATGATGCACTCCGTGAACAATATGGTAATTGCACCAACCCGCATTGTGGCGCGAGCTATCTGTTGCGCACCGAGGTGGCCAAACAGTTATCGCCGCCATCATCACTATTTGCGCAAAACGTTAAAGCGATTCCTGTATGTGAAGACGCCAGCAACCAACTCGCCGATATGGCGCGCGAGTATGTATCCCGCCCGTGGCAGAGAGAGTTTTCACGCGACGACAAAATCAACGCCTGCCGTGAATACTTGCAAGGTGTGATTGAGATAGACGACCACCGCGCCGAATTGCTCGCCGCCCACGCTATTGCCGAACAGGAATCTGCTGACGTCGCCGCCAACTGGTCGCTCGCGCTGGATGAGAGTACATCCGTCTGCGTCATCCTCAAAAACGGCGTGCAACGCTACGCCATCTCGCTCAAAGAGTTGGCCGAATTCGCCGAGGCACGCCGCGCCGCGCTGGAAGATGGGCGCGATACCCTGCAAACCCGCCTGCTGTAACGGGAGACGCCCATGTCTGAAATGTCGCCCGAACTGCGCGGGCGGGTGCTACCGCGCATCCTTGCCGATTACGGATTTAAGCCGAGCGCCGACAAGAAATGGTTGAATCAGGGCAAATGCCCTGCCTGCGGCAAAAAAGAGCTATTCACCTCGGCAGAAAACCCGTGGGTATTGCGCTGTGGCCGCGCCAACAAATGCGGTCAGGAATTCAGCGTCCGCGATCTATACCCGGAAGAATTTCGAGATTTTACGAAACGTTTTGAGGCGACCCCGCAAAACCCGACTGCCACCGCCGACGCCTATATGCGCGAGGCACGCGGCTTGAGCGTGATGCGCATGAAAGGCTACTACTCGCAAGAGAAGTGGTGGAGCAATCAGGCGAGTCGGGGAACGGCCACGGTGCGATTTTATCTGCCACACAGCACCTCCTACATGGAGCGCTTTGTGGACCCGGTGGAAGTGGTCAAATCAGACGGCAGCCGCGAAGTGCGCAAGCAAAATTTCGGCGGCCCGCACGCAGGCCTGTGGTGGTGTCCGCCGGATATCGCCCTGCAAGCGGGCGACGAGGTATGGATCACCGAGGGGATCATTGATGCCATCTCCCTCTGGCAAAACGGCGTCAAGGCCGTCGCCATCCTCTCCTGCGGCAATTATCCGGCGCACGCGCTGACGCAAACGCCCGACGGAAAAAACATCCATTGGGTGTGGGCGCTGGACAACGACAAAGCGGGCAAAAACGCCATCCGCAAACACGTTGCCCGGATGCGCAAAGACGGCTACGAGTGCAGCGCGGCTATCGCCCCGGCAAAAAGCAAATGCGACTGGAACGACCTACACCGCCTCGAAAAGCTCAAGGCGGAAGACCTCACCGAATACCGCTACCACGGCGCGCTGCTGATTGCCCCTACAGTTGAGGAAAAGGCGGGGCGGATTTTCGCGCATACCAAAGCGCATAGTTTTGTCATCGACCACAACAATCAAACCTACTGGTGGGAGATTGACCCCAAAGAATTTGAGCGCATGGTCGCAGAGGGCGAATACATAGGAGCAAAATCCGAAGAGGATGCCAACCGCATGGTTGCCGAGAAAGCCGGAAAGGTACGCATGATTTGCAACACCCGCATCGAATTTCTCTACTTCCAATTCAATGAAACTTTGCAGGAAAGTAAATTCTTTGGCCGCGTGCATTTCCCGGATGGGCGCACGCCGATAAACGTCATTTTCTCGAATGGGCAAATCACCACATCGAGCGAATTCAAAAAACAACTCGCCTCGGCGCAAGGGGCATGGTGGCAAGGCGATGCAAAGCATTTGGACTGGATTGGCAGCCGCTGGCTGCGCAATCTGAAAACCGTGGAGGCAATCGACCACCTCGGCTACAGCCGCGAGCATGGTTGCTATATCTATCCCAAAGTGGCGGTTTGCAATGGCCGCATCCATGAAATTAACGACGAGGATTATTTCGACCTGCCGAAAAAGACGATTAAATCGCTATTTCGCGGGGCAAACATGACGCTGGAAACCACCAGCGAACATTATTACAAAGAATGGGCGCAACTGGTATGGCGCGCATTTGGCACCAACGGCATGATTGCCGCCGTGTATTGGTTTGGATCAATGTTTGCCGAGCAAATTCGCCATGTGCAATCGTCATTTCCTTTTTTGGAAATTATCGGCGAACCGGGCAGCGGTAAAACCTCGCTGATTGAATTTATCTGGAAACTCTTTGGCCGCGAAGACTATGAGGGCATCGACCCAAACAAAAACAGCTTGGTCGGCAACCAGCGCAGCATGATGCAATACGGCAATTTGCCGGTGGTCTTTATTGAGGCCGACCGCGCCGAAGGCTCGCACGCCAAACGTTTCGATTGGGATGAGACCAAAGGCTACTACAACGGACGCGGCACACGGGTGCGCGGCCAGCGCAATGCTGGCGTCGAAACTCACGAGCCGCCCTTTCGCGGCACGCTGGTCATCGCGCAAAACGAGCCGGTCAATGCCAGCGACGCGGTGCTAGAACGTATCGTGCAACTGCGCTTTACCAAAGCCGGACACAACGACGACTCCAAAGCGGCGACCGATGAAATGCAGCGCATGAGTGCCGAGCAGTTGAGCTATTTCACGTTGCTCGCCGCTATCCACGAAAAGCAGGTCGTCGATTACGTCATCGAAAAAACCGGCAAATATCAGGAATGGTTGTTAAAGGTGGACGGGATTGACCATGCACGTCTGGCCAAAAATCATGCGCAATTGATAGCGCTCGCCGAAAAATTTGCCGAACTGGTCGAATTGAGCGAAGACCAAAAAAAGCAGACCTGCACTGCCATTAAAGAAGCCTGCATCGCGCGGCAAAGCACCATTGCCGCCGATCATCCAATGGTTGCGGAATTCTGGGAGGCATTCGATTTCCTCGACGACGACTACGACCAATACGGCAACCGCACGCCTGTATTGAATCACAGCCGCGAACCTACCGAAATCGCCGTAAACCTGAATGAGTTTGTTGAAAAAGCGGCCAATGCCAGACAACAAATACCACCGCTGACCGATTTGAAACGCCACCTGAAAACCTCGAAACATCGCAAATTTATCGAATCGAGCCGGGTGGTTTCATCCGCTATCACTTATCGCGCGACGCGCTGCTGGATATTCAAACGATCCCGCGCGGAAATACGAGCCATGCAGGATAAATAACAGGGGGAATAACTCACACCCCATACCCACGAGAGGGAGGACGAGCGGCAAGTGTCCGTAATAACTGCCGCAGCGTTTGCCGAGTTTATACCTCGCCCGGTGAAAACGCCGACTTGCCGCCGTTAGCGGCTACTGGATATAGCAAGAAACAGAAGAAGGAAACTATGGCCAAACTCATCAAAAACTTTTTTGGTTCCGAACTGGTCGTGACCGACGAAACCAACTACATCACACTCGACGAAATCGGAGATGTGGAATGTTGGGATAAACGCCCTGATTATCTTCTGGGTGAATGGCGCGGCGAAGGCAGAGAGGGGAAAGCTGGTTGGCGACCAATAAGCAGACCAGATTTAGGGTTGAACTTCGAAGAACACGACAAATTCAGCGAGTATGTCCGAACGCACTGGTGTTTCCCTATTACAAGCCTGACCGTTGAGCCTTTCCAAGAACCAGATTTCCGTGTGCCACCGGCGCGGCTTATCGAGTGGTATGGCCGGAAAGTGGAGGTGCCCCAATGGGCAGGGTATCTCGCACTGCAACCACAAACCAGGGTGGAAGGCGAAAAAGTTTATCCGCTGGTAGCGTATGAATTAGAACCGGACTGGTTGGACGAGCGTTGGTGCGAAGGAAGGTTGTCGCTGACCGTGGCGTATGTCATCACGCCATCTGTGAAGCCGGGAAACAGTTTGATGACGCTAAGGATGATTTGAAAGAGAGGCGAGATATGAACACGACGACACTCAACCCCGGCAGCGACGAAGCAATCGAACAATGGACGGACAAAAACACAGGCGAGAAGCCGGGACGGTTTCCCGACCCACCGCCGAACCACGACCCGCAAATCTTTAATGACGATATCCCCTTCTAGGAGCCACCCATGACCGACTGGAAATACCCGCAAGAACCCAATAATGACCCCAGAAACGCCAAATATATCGTTTACGACCCGCACGTTGACGAAACCTATTTATGCCCGACAGAAGAGGATGCGCTGGCAATCGCCCAAAATGCGCTGGAAAGCAACTGGCCGGATGAAGATAAAGGTATCTACATTGCCGCCATCACCGTTACCCCCACCCACAAGGCAGTCATTGCGGACGAATGGGAAGAAGACGGCGACGAAGGCCGCGAATACCGCATTGAAAAAATCGGAAGGAAAGCATCATGACAACAGAAACCATACCTGACACCAAACCCGAATACTTCGTATTCAATGCGGGCAACAACGAATACTACAAATTTGCGAGTGAAGAAGAAGCCTTGCGCATGGCGAGGGAAATCCTGCACGACATGCGCGACATAGCCGGAGAAGACACATGGCCACCGGAGGTAGAAGACATCCGCGTCGGCGTCATCACCCACAGAACCGTCATTACTCGCGAATGGGAAGAAGACGGCAACAAGTATTGCGATTTTGGCATACAGAAAATAGCAGAGAATCAACCGTAGACATTACCTTTACGATTGGATAAAAGAGAGGAAATATGAAACTCAAAAACTTCAAACCGCGCCCCATGCGTGAAGAAGCCGATGCGCTACAACAATTCATGGAGGAGCGCCGCCGCATTAACCACAGCCGGACAATACCCACGGAGGGCGCATGAGTATCAACTATGCCGACCTGCCGCGCGAAACCCATTTGACGCTGGCCGATATTGCCACGTCAAAAGCCCGTGGGCGGGTGCGCAAAGGCATCACCACGCTCTCGCCGCAAACCATCCGCCGACTGGAAGCCAAGGGCGAATTCCCCAAATCCCGCAGCTACAGCGGGGCGAAAGGGCGCTACTACATCCTCGGCGAGGTCATGGACTGGATGGAGCGACAAAACGCCAACACTACATGACGGCCGCTTTCAGCCCGTCCAGATAATCGGCCCATTCTTGCAGCATAGTGCGCCGCTGTTCCAAATATTTCGCGTGGTTGTATGTGCCACGCGTTTTATTTTTGTCGGCGTGGCCAAGCTGCGATTCGACCCACAGCGTGTTGTAATCCTGGTCGTGTAGTAGGGTTGAGGCTGTGTGCCGCCAGCCATGCGGCGTTACCCGGTCGCTGTACCCAACCTGAATCAGCACCTTTTTGGCGGCCGCGTCGGAAAGAGGCTTGCCCTTGTGAAGGTTGCAAAACACATACGGCGTCCGCCCCGTAACCTTGCGCAAACTCTCAATCAGCACCCATGCCTGCCGCGAAAAAGGCACGGTATAGACGTTCTTTTTTTTCTCTTTCGGTGGCGGCCGTGTCCATGTGCGCAACTCGACGTCGATTTCGTCCCATCGCATTAGCCGCAGCTCGCTCGGTCGGATGAAAATCAGCGGCTGTACTTGCGACAGCACCCGTGATTGCGGCATCCCCTCATATTCATCAAGCGCAACCAACAACCGGCCGATTGCCGCCGGGTCGGTCAGATGGCGAAAAGGGGTGGATTTGTGTGGAGCCAGCAACAAATGCAGGTCGGCGGCAGGGTTGTATGTGCATCGGTTGGTAATGATCGCGTAGCTGAACACCCGTGACACGGCGGAAAGTAGTTTTTCAACGGTCAAACTCTGCTCCTGCATGGCACGCAACACCTGCAAAATCTGCATCGGCTCAATTTCCGTGACGGGCAAATGCCCGATACGCGGAAACATATACGTTTCCAGACGAGCGATGGTCGAACTTTTGTGTTTTTCGCTCCAACGCTTCATCACCGCCGCCTGCTCAACCCACTGCATGGCCACATCGGCAAAGGTATTGGCATAAGCGGCAGCTTTGCCCGCGCGAAACAGCTTTGACATCATCGTCGGATCTTTGCCGGCGGCGATCATCAATTTTGCTTCATCACGCCGCAACCTTGCCTGTTTCAGGCTGGTTTTTGGGTACGCACCGAACGATACGGCCTGCTGTTTCTGGCTGCCCGGCATCCGGTAAAACAACCGCCAGTATTTGCGGCCATCGGCCGACACCTGCAAACACAGCCCGCCACCATCGAAATACTTTTTGACCTTCAGACCGCCCGCGTCCGCACTGCGGCATTGTGTTTCCGTCAACGCCAT